AACGGATCAGTTCACTTCAACAAGAACTAATCAACTTAACTGAGTGCCTACGGTTGCTCCCGATCGTAGGCATCCATTAATGGGAGTAAGGAGATGACATGCCAACCATAATTACAGCTTCCGAGTTGCGATCTGTGCTTGGTGTGTCATCATCCTTGTATAACGATGCTTACTTAAATCAAATTATTGATACAGCAGAAACAGTTATTCTGCCTATGTTAGTTACATTCAAAAGCCCTATTCAAAAAGTTGTGCTGACTGATAATGTCGCCACTTTCACTACACTAGGAATTCATGAATTTACCGAAGGACAATCAGTTGTCATCACAGGATGCGGATCACCATACAATGGAACAAGAACAGTACTTGCAGACAATCTTGGCGCATATACCTTCTCAGCTGCAATCACAAATGCCGACATCATCGAAGCAAATGTTATTCCAAGTGGAGTTGCCACTTTATCTACAGCATCAACTTATGTTGGAAACGCAGCTGTTCAGTCAGCCGTTTACACAGTTTCAGTAGAGGTTTTCCAAGCAAGATTAGCAGGTGGTGGACAAATTGAAGGCGTTGATTTTACTGCCACACCATTCAGAATGGGTCGATCATTATTCAATAAATGCGTTGGCTTACTTGGCTCATACATGGATACCGAAAGCATGGCTCAATAGTGCCTAACCAAACAATTCTTGAGCAAGTTCGCACACCTTTAGCAACTGCCTTATCTAGCGTTGCAGGAAATGTTTATGGTTTTGTGCCTGAAACAGTTATTCCTCCAGCAGTTGTTGTTGTGCCTGATTCACCATACCTAGAATTTGAAACAATCAATAAAAGCAATATCAGAGCAAAAGTTAATTTTACTATTTCAGTTGCAGTTGCATATAACAGCAACCCTGCATCGCTCGACAATATCGAGCAATTAATAATCAGCGTTCTGGCAGTTATTCCTGGTGGATATATTGTCAGCTCGGTCGAAAGGCCAACAGTTACCACAGTCGGAGCATCGACTTTGCTTATCGCAGATGTTCGAGTATCTACCTACTACACACGCACAGTCTAAGGAGAAATAATCATGGCAACAGTAGTAATCACTGGTCGCGATATTTCGTTGTCTTTCACAGGTGGAACAGACATCGAAGCGCAAGCAACCAGCGCAGTTTTAACAAAAGTTAATGAGCGTCAGGCATATCAAACACTTGATGGCGTTGCTTATAAGACAACAGACATTTCAGGAACATTTGCATTGTCAATGTTGGCTGATTGGGGCAAGGCAAACTCAGTTTGCGAGGCTCTATGGACAGCAGCAGAAACAGCTCCAGATACAGACATTTCAATCACTCTAACAGCTGCAAGTGGCGCACAATTTGTGTTCCCAGTTAAGCCAGAGTTCCCAACAGCAGGTGGATCAGGAATTGATGCACAAACTGTTGACTTTGAATTTACAGTTTCAGGTGGAGCAGTAACAGAAACATTTAGTTAAGAAATAGAAACGGGAGCAAAAAATGAAGTTACCAATTACAATTGAATATAACTCAGGCGAGCAAGCCACTTATGTAGCCCAACCGCCTGAGTGGGCAAAGTGGGAAAAGACAACTGGTCATACCATAAGCCAAGCAAAAGAAAAACTTGGCATGTGGGATCTAATGTTTTTGGCTTATAACGCACATAAGCGAGAAGCAGCAGGAAAGCCAGTAAAAGGTTTTGAAATATGGATGGAAACAGTTGCCGATGTAATTGTCGGTGATGCAGACCCAAAAGTCATCCAGCAGGAAGCCTAAGCAGATTATTGGTTGAGTTGGCAATAGCCACACAAATACCAATGAGTGAATGGGTTGATTCAGACGACATTTTGACAGCGATAGAAGTATTGGAGCAGAGGTATGGCAAATGAAACAATCGCCTACAATAAAAAAGACCTGCGCGATATTTATAAGGCTTTCAAACTTATGGATGAACAAGCTACTGATGAAGCACGCCGTCAATCTGCTGCTTTGGCGTATTTTGCATCAGAGGAAATTAAGCAAGCAGCTAGAGGTCGAACAAAGGCTGGCGCGGTTGCGCAAAGAGTCGCGGATGGCGTTAGCATCTCTAAATCGAGCAAGATCGGTGAGTTCCGCTACGGTTTTGCCAGACAAAAGTTTTCAGGTGGTGCTACTACACAAACCCTATGGGGTGGTGTTGAGTTTGGTTCAAATAAATTTAAGCAGTTCCCTACATATTCTGGACGGCAAGGTCGTGGATCTCGCGGATGGTTCATTTATCCAACCCTTCGCAGAATTCAGCCTGAATTAATTAACAAATGGGAACAAAGTTTTGATCGCATTATTAAGGAATGGGTCTAATGGCAACCGGTAATCGCACATTAAAGTTATCGATCCTTGCTGATGTAGATGACTTAAAAAAGAAGTTAGGCGAAGCTGATAAAGCAGTCGAAAACAACTCAGACAAGATTGCAGAATTTGGCAAAAAAGCGGCATTAGCCTTTGCTGCGGTTGGCGCAGCAGCAGGAGCATTTGCAATTTCAGCAGTAAAAGCAGCAGCGGAGGATGAGAAAAGCCGTAAGCAATTAGAGCAAACAATTAGATCTAATACCAAAGCAACTGAACAACAGATTGCAGCAATTGATACTTACATAACCAAGCAATCTATTGCAACAGCTACCACAGATGATGTTTTAAGGCCAGCGTTAGCCAGGTTAATTCGTTCAACTAATGATGTAACAAAAGCCCAACAATTATTGACTTTAGCTCAAGAAATTAGCGTTGCCACAGGTAAGCCAGTTGAAGCGGTAGCGAATGCTTTAGGTAAAAGTTTCGATGGGCAAAATGCTGCTTTAGGCAAACTGGGATTAGGTATTGACGCAGCGACTTTAAAAACTAAATCTCATGATGAAATTATGCAAATCCTTACAGGAACTTATAAAGGATTTATTGAGAATGAAGCTACAAACGCTGAATTCAAGATGAGGCAATTGGAAATAGCATTTTCTGAAACTAAGGAACAAATTGGAACTGCGCTGTTACCTATAATGAAACAATTTGCTGACTTTTTATTAGCAACAGTTGTTCCAAATGTCCAAGCTCTTGCTGCTGGATTAACTGGCGAAAATTCAGTAAGCGCAGGAGTAACTGAAGCCACTCAAGGCGCATTTGAATTTGGTGAGCAATTAAGATCAACTATTCAATTTGTGATTAGCATAAAAGATGAACTTATCATATTGGGTCAAATTATTGCAGCCGTATTTGTTGCTAGTAAGGTTGCTGCATTTGTAACAGAGATTAAACTTTTAACAGGAGCGATGGTGGCCTTAAATACTGCTTCTGCTGCTGCCGCTGTTTCAACGGCTGCTGCATCGAGAATTGGTTTGGGTATTGTTGGTGCTGGTGCGGTTGCTTTAGCAGCTGTGGGAAACCAAGCATTTACTCCTACTTTGCCAGGTGGAGCAGTTTCTACTAGAGGTAATCCAGGTCAAACCATTAACAACATTACAGTGAAGGCAATTGATAGTGAAAGTGCAGCAAGGGCTGTTACTAAAGCAATAAACGAAAGTGCTGCCAGATCAAATCCATATCTTTCACGCGCAGCTGTTAAGAAATAACCATGACAGTCTGGAATCCTGATTGGAAATTAACTGTCAGTGGGGTTGATTATACTGACATAGCAATTAGCGATATTCAGCATCAAGCTGGTCGTGATGACATTTATTCACAACCAAACCCATCTTATGTTCAAATAAGTTTAGTGGCCTTAAATGGTCAAACATTACCTTTTGACATAAATGACAGTTTAGATTTACAGGTCAAAGATACATTAGGATCTTATGTAAGTTTATTTGGTGGCGACATTACGGATGTAACTGTTGCGGTCGGTGCGACTGGATCTGTTGCCACAGTTGTCGAATACACAATTATTGCAATGGGATCACTTGCTAGAATAGCCAAAGAAATTTGGAACGATAACATTTCTCAAGATGAGGATGGCGACCAAATTTATGCAATTCTGTCCAGCGTATTGCTTGGCACTTGGAATGATGTGCCAGCAGCTACAACTTGGGCAACTTATAATGCAACTGAAACTTGGGAGAATGCAGTCAATTTAGGATTAGGCGATATTGATCAACCCGGCCTTTACACAATGACCGCTCAATCAAATTTAACTGACACGATTTACAATGTTGTTGCAGAT